TGAAAACGACTTCCCCGAATGCAGAGCTAAAGGGCACTCCGGCGTATTCAAAGAGCCGACGATTAATTTTTACGGTTCTATCATCGCGGAATGCGCGGCAAAGCAAATTGGAGAGTTCGCAGATGGGCGTTCACATACAGCCTGAAGTCTCTGATTTCAAAATCTACTTTTACGACAAGCAAGGCGGCCCGGATCTATACGCTAGCCGGGAAAAGTACAGGGCGATTATGTCAGGTGCAATCAAGACCGGCTCTGACCACGGCGTAACGCTTAGCGGCTTATGCGGAGAGTTAGAGCCAGGCGACACTGACGAACTGGCAGTAAAGCTAAAGGCTCACGGATTTAAGCAGGTTTGGTGCGAAGTTCGCAAAGACATAAAGGTTAGCCGCTTCTTAACGCTGATTGACGAGCTAGAGCATACGAATATTTATTATTGTAATTTGAGCGAGATTTAATCATGGGCTTAATGGCGCAGCACAGAACAAACAATATTATGAAGGCCCATGAAGAAATGAGCCGCAACGCAGCATCGGCTATCAGCCAGCTTAATAGCGTGCTGGATCAGGCGCTAAAGTTTGGCGCGATGATGGACAAAGACCCGAGAGCAGAGTTTACAGAGGCTGACAAAGCAGCTATTCGTGCTCGCTTGGACGCTGTATTTGCAGGCTTTAATACTGTTGCTGGCAAGGCGCAAGACTTAGGCGCAATGCGTACCGGCTCGCCTACGGCTGATGAAGTTCTGGCAAAGTACGGCATGACTTCTTCATACGCTGATTATGTTGATAGACTGGATTAATCGTGGCGTTCACCGGCTCAAGCTGGGGCCGTCGTGTAAAGTTAACTGGCCTAACACCGGCTAGCACGCTTTCGGGATATGTCGCAGTAATCACGCTCGACAATATCCCTGTTGAAGCTATCGATGCGGGCGCAAATTCTGCGCTCAACGGCGGCGGTGATTTACGCTTTTCGACAGATGATGCAGGCGCTACACAGCTCCCTTGCGAAGTTGTCTCTTATGTAACGTCGGCAACTGCTGGGCTTAGAAAGTGCGAAATTCACGTTAGGTTTAGCACTTACTCAAGTGCTGCGCGTGAAGTCTGGATGTTCTACAAAAAGGCTGGCGAGTCTCAGCCGGTAGCGACAGACACCTATGGCCGTAATGCGGTTTGGTCTAGCTATCACAACTCCTACCGGCTTAACAATACAACTGATTCGGCAGGCAATAACGACCTCACGAATAGCGGCGTAACGCTCGCCGATGATGCAGATTTCGGGTCTTCTGAGACTTATCTTTACTCGAACTCAAATGGCCCAAGCGGAACGGGTAATTTATCTGTAAGTTTTAAGATGAATACCACGCAGTATAGCGTCAATGCTAATCACCACATGGTGAATATTGGTGCTGCTGCAACTAACAATATGTTTCTGGTTATTAACTATAACCATAAGCTCAAGTTTGGCGCATGGGGTGGTAGCGGACTAAGCGCCAGCACTATTGATGATGGTGCCGACCATTATATTGATCTTACGTTCGACGGCACAACCGCGCGGCTTTATGTTGACGGGGTGCTTGATGCAACAGATTCAGCATCATCGCTAAACATAACCGCGCTGCCAATGCACTTTGGCCACTATCGAGGTGGCGGCGGTGCGTTTGATTATGACGGTACGCTAGATGATCTTGAGCTATACAACGGCGCGCTTTCTGCTGACCTTGTAGCGACTAAGCACAGCAACCAATCTGCTCCGGCTTCATTCTGGACGGTAGGAACGCCAGAGGATACCGGCGGGGGAGTGACGCTAGAGGCGGCTGTTTCATTTGCAATTTCGCAAGGCTTTAGCTTAACGGCTCAGGCGTCGGCAGATTCAGCCATAACCGAGGCTATTGCAGCGGGGCAATCGGCAGCGGCGCAGGCCGTCGCAGAAGCTAGCAACGCAACAGCGATTAGCGTAGGCGTCACTAAGTTGGCGCAAATGAGCGCGGCTCGGAGTGTTAGCGCAGGAGTCACGGCAGGCGGGGCTAATTCAGCACAAGCAGGCTCGAACGGGACGCACGGGGCAGCTGTTCAGGCTGGCTTTAGCTCTTCGGCAGTCGCGCAGGTTGAGGCGACTATTGCCCAGGCAGTATCGACAGGCTTTAACGCTTCAGGTGTTGCGGGTGCGGGCGCAGTGGTTGAGTCCTCTGTTAGTTTCGCCTAGTTACTTTCTGCAAGCGTCACGGCAACATCCGATATTCTAGGATCAATTACAGCAGGCGCTCAGGCGGGCGCAACAGCAAACGCTCAAGCTCAATCAGAAGCATCTATTGCGGTCACACAGAGCATGGCGTCTAACGGCAGAGCGGAGGCGGCAGCACACGCAGGCATTACAGCTGCGCAAGTGCTGGGAGCAACCTTCGACGGGACAACCTTCAGCGGTGATGTAACAACGCCGGACGGACGCATTTATCATATGAGCGCAGAAGCGCGAATCTTTACGGTCGAGCAAGAAGACCGAACTTACACCATCCAGTGAGGCAAACATGAAAAACGAAATCGGCGCGGGAATGTCTTGCGGGAGCTCTGCTGAGAGCAGATCACAGCACAAGACGCAAACGCTTGTTAAAAACACTTATTCGATTGAGTGCTTCGACAAAGACGGAAACTTTAAGTGGGCCGACGTTGCGGAAAATATCGTACCCGATGCGGGGCTTAATGACCTGCTCGACAAGTACCTGAAAGGCTCAGCTTATACCGCTGCTTTCTATGTGGGATTGACTGACGGCACGCCAACAACAGCAGCCGGTGACACTATGTCCTCGCACGCTGGATGGGCTGAGGTTACAGCTTACACCGAAGGCGCGCGCCCAACGCTAACGCTCGGCACTGTTGCCGCGAAGTCGGTGGATAACTCGGCATCGAAAGCGGTGTTCTCTATCAACGCTGACGCCACCACTATCGGCGGCGCATTTATCGCAACCAACAGCACGAAAGGCGGCTCAACTGGCGTCCTGTACTCTGTTGCTGCATTCGGCGCGGGCGATAAAGGGCTGGATAATGGCGACACGCTAAACGTAACAGCAACCTGTACCGCTGCGAGCAGCTAATGAAGGCGCTCCCACCTAAAGACCCAAATTCAGTAGTCGATTACGGCGTTGATTGGTGGGCGTGGCTTGATGCCGACACTATCAGCACGTCAGCGTGGGTTGTTCCTGCTGGGATAACCAAGGACAGCGACAGCAAGACGGATCGCACGACTACCATCTGGCTCTCTGGCGGCGCTGAAGGGCAAAGCTACGCGCTAACCAATCGAATCGTTACCGCAGGCGGTCGCACCGAAGACCGCACCATCACGATAACCGTTAAACAGAAGTAAGCCTTTAGGCGCTTATGGCGAGGCCGTATGCAATTAACACCAAAACAAGAGGCTTTCTGTTTAGCTTATATCGAGACAGGTAACGCGAGTGAAGCTTATCGGCGCTCGTATTCTAGTAAATCGAGGACTGATGCAACCATTAATAGGGCTGCAAAGACGCTGACTGATAACAGCAAGATTACAGCAAGATTGGAGGAGCTGAGAGCGCCAGTAAGAGAAAGGGCGCAAATCTCGCTAGAGTCACATTTAAATGACTTGAAAGCGCTTCGCGATAGAGCGGATTCTGCTGATAACTTCGGCGCAGCTATCACGGCTGAGGTTGCCAGGGGTAAAGCGTCCGGCCTGTACTCTGACAAAGAAAAGCCAAAGGCAACCGAAAGGCCGCAGGTTGTAGTGATCGTCCCTGATGGAGCTTAAGCCAACGCTTCCCCAGTGGGAGCTAATGAATAGCGGGGCAACTTTTCCCGCGTTTGTTGGTGGCTTTGGTAGCGGCAAGACCGACTCGCTGATTAACCGGCTGCTGCTTAAAAAGATTGCTTACCCCGATAACAATATTGGCTTTTATGAGCCGACATGGGATTTAGTGCGAACTATTGCCTTCCCTCGATGGGAGGAGCGATTAACCGAGCTAAATATACCCTATAAGCTCATTAAGTCACCGATGAACGTGATTAAGATTGAAGGGTGTGGCGACATTATCTTTCGTTCGATGGAGCGCCCGGAGAGGATCGTAGGTTTCGAGGTCGCTGATTCAGGCGTTGACGAATTAGACACACTGAAAACCAAAGACGCGGAGTATTGTTGGCGTCAGATTATTGCCCGCAACCGGCAGAAGAAGCCGGACGGCTCAATCAATTCTGTAGCGGTGGCAACAACACCAGAAGGCTTCAAGTTTGTTTATTTGAAGTGGCAGAAGAACAGGACGGCTAGCTATCAGCTAATCAAAGCGCCGACCAGTTCAAACGCACACAATTTGCCGCCGGGGTATATCGATTCGTTAGCTGAATCTTACCCTCCGCACTTGCTTAACGCCTATTTGGAAGGTGAGTTTGTCAACCTGCAAGCAGGCACGGTGTATTACTGCTTCGACAGACGCTTAAATCACACGTCAGAGGCCATACAGCCACGCGAGCCGCTACACATAGGCATTGACTTCAACGTCGGCAATATGAGCGCTGTAACGCACGTTATACGCGACAACCGGCCAATGGCCTTAGATGAATTGCACGGCATCACCGACACGCCAGCAATGATCGACACAATAAAGTCTCATTACCCTGGTCACGCGGTGATTGTTTACCCTGATGCGTCAGGCCGAAGCCGGAAAACGGTTAACGCCTCATTAAGTGATTTGCAGTTATTGAAGGACGCAGGCTTTCGCGTAGTGGTCGACACCACTAACCCGGCAGTAAGGGACAGGCTGACCAGCATGAACGCTGCGCTATTGAATGCTAATGGCGAACGCCGATACCTGATAAACACAGAGAAGTGCCCGAATTACACGTTATGCCTTGAGCAGCAGGCTTATGACAAGAACGGCGACCCAGACAAGCAGCATGATTTAGATCACCTGCCCGATGCAGGCGGCTATTTCATTGCCAAGCGATTCCCGGTCATTAAGAAATCAGCCCAAATGATTAAAATGGTAGGCCATTAAATGTCGCTAGAAACCCCGCACAAAGACTACACCGAAGCGCAAGCGGATTGGAAAAAGTGCCGCGATGTCGCCTATGGCCGCAAGAAAGTACACGCGGCTGGTGAAGCTTACCTGCCGAAGTTGTCACACTCTGACCCGGCGACGGAAGCGGCCAACTATAAAGCCCTTATGATGCGTGCAGGCTTCTATAATGCCACAGGACGAACGCTTGAAGGCTTGAGCGGCATGGTGTTCAGGAAAGACCCTATTATCGTTGCGCCTGATGCTATGGCGGACATTATTGACGATATGACACTGGGCGGGGACTCATTACGCGCAGTAGCCGAGAAGACGGTTGATGAAGATTTAGAGGTGGGCCGCTTTGGCATTCTGGCCGACTATCCGCAAGGCGAAGGCTCACCATTATCGCAAGCCCAGGCTGAGCAATTAAACCTTCGCCCGCACGCCTCACTGTACCCGGCTGAATCGCTTTTAGATTGGCGTTTCAGGCGTGTTAATAACGTGATGAAGCTCAGTTATGTGAAGCTGAAAGAAACGATTGAGGTGCCTGGGGATGATGAATTTACGCTAGACACTGAAGACCAGTTCCGCATATTGGATTTTGATGAGTTTGGCTATCGTCAGCGAGTGTTCCAGGTTGTTGATGGTAGCGAGGTTTTGAAAGAAACAATACTGCCGCTAATGGCCGACAAGCGCCTAAAGTTTATCCCCTTCGAGATTGTCAGCCCTAACGGTGATTCTAAAGCCGTTTGTAAGCCGCCTATTCTTGATTTGGTGGAGGTTAATTTAGGACATTACAGGAATATGGCTCTGCGAGAGCATGGCGCAGCTTATACGGCACTACCTACACCGACATTCTCTGGCATTAATATTGACGATCTTCCGAAGGATGAAAAGGGCGACACAATACCTGTTGCTATCGGTGCGGGCGAGGCGGTTTTTATGCCCGACCCTCATAGCCGGGCTTCGTACTTAGAGTTTGGCGGGCAGGGTTTAGGTGCCCTGAAAGATTTGGCAGAAGAAAAGAAGAGCGAAATGGCCACGCTCGGCGCTCGCATGATTGCGTCAGACAAGAAAGCAGCAGAAACAGCCGAAACTCACAACATTAAACGCCAAGGTGAAAACTCTGTATTAGCGGCAACGGCTAAGACTGTGTCGGCATCCTTAACAACCGTTTTGGAGTGGCTGCGCGATTGGGCGGGCATTACTGGCGATGTGTCGATTGAGCTAAATACCGACTTTATGCCGGTTACTATGAGTCCTCTGTTAATCAAGGAGTTAGTCGGCGCGCTACAGGGCGGCACGATCTCTGGCGAAACTTTCTGGTGGAATATGCAGCGCGGCGAGATTGCCCCGGCTAAAACAAGCTGGGAAGACGAGAAAGAGCGCATCGAGGAAGATCCGGCTCCATTAGGCGCTAAATAATGCGCGACGAAGCAATACAGCACGCGATTTACCTGCGAAGGTATAGCAATGGCTTAGCCAAGCGCATGATTAAGCTGCTAAACAGCGTCGATGTTGACGTTATCAGGCAGATTGAGCGCGGCAGATTAGGCGACAAGAAGCGCCTTGAAAGCGTGCTTGAAGAAATCCGTATTATCAACCGCGATATTCACAAGGAAATGATGGGTTCGCTTCAGGGCGAATTATTTGGCGTAGCCAATCACCAGGCAGAAGTACAAGCCGCCTTGGTGGCGAAACGACTTGGAAAGACCCCGGTAGTGATTAGCGCCGATACATTGGCCTCTCTGGTCACTGACGAGCCGTTTAACGGGCGAACGCTGCGAGAGTGGGGCGATAGCCTTCAAGACGCGAGCTTTAACCGTCTGAGAGAAGCTATCAACATTGGCTCGTCTGAAGGCCAAACCACCGAACAGATTGTTGACCGGGTGCGAGGGCTTGAGCGTTTACGCTTTAAAGACGGGCTACAGGATGTTTCGCGAAGACAAGCGCAGTCATTAGTTAGAACGGCGGTAACGCACAGCACTTCAAAGGCTGACGAGGAAGTATATAAGCGTCAGAAGGCGATTAAATCAGTTCAATACAGCGCTATTTTAGATTCAAGAACAACGCCTATTTGCAGCGACCTTGACGGGGAGTTGTTCAAGGTTGGAGAGGGGCCAAGACCTCCGCAGCATTTTAACTGCCGATCAACCACCATTGCAGTGTTTGATGACCAGCAGCCTTTCAAGGAAACATACAGCGCTTGGATTAAGCGCCAGCCAGCAAGCTTTCAGGATGAAGTTTTAGGTCCGACTCGCGGAAAGTTGTTGCGCGATGGAGGGCTGTCAATTGGCAAGTTTGTGGATCGTGGTGCGAAAAAGCATTATACGCTTGAGCAGCTAAGAGTGACGGAAAAGGCAGCGTTTAAAAAAGCCGGTTTGTAGCGTATAGTCATTAAATGACTGACGAAAACAAACCCCGTTTAGTCGCTGACAATCCAAAGCCGCAGCGTAAAGCGTGGGCCAAGGACGCGCCAAGCGACCCAGAGCAGATAGTGTGCCAAACGTGCAGCGGTTCGCTCTGGATCAAGGCCGACCAATGCCCGCTTTATCACAAATTTGAAGTAGTGCCGGGAAGTGAAACGCTGGTTTGCGTGTTCTGTCTCGCGCGGGGTGAGGTTAATACCTTTCTTGGTAATGACTATGAATAAAGAAGAGTATCGAGAGCTGCTTGAATCTATCGCATCCGCAGCTACGTCTAGCGCGGTCTGCGACTATGAGGAAACGGAGGAGCAGGCTGCATACTGGGAGAAGGAAACGCAAAGGCTTATCGACGTGGCTATGGCTGCATTTTCCATTGACCTATTTGTTGAGATCGCGAATAAGGAATGATTATGAATAATCCAAAGTATTGCCTGTCGGATGCTGAGACTAAGCGAGCAGTCAAGGCGTTTAGGAAGCTCGGCAAGGCCATTATTATAACGGCAGAGGAAGCGAGAAAGACGCTAGAGGAAGCCGGAAAGAGAATGGCCGATATCAGTCGGCGCAGAAAACCTTAATTTAAACAACGAAATTCCAAGCCCTTCGGAGTAATCCCTGGGGCTTTTTTTATGCCTCGCATTTGCGGGGCTTTTTTATGCCCAAGGGGTTAGTAATGAACGACGAAGAACTACAAATCGACTTAGAGTCGGAAGAATTTAAAGCCGATCCAGCGGCGTACTTTAACAAGCTGCACAACGAACAAGTGTCAGGGTTAAAGAGCAAGCGGGACGAGCTATTACAGAAGGTTAGCGGCTTTAAGCAAGTCGATACCTCAGAGCTGGAAAGCTTGCGCGAGTTCAAGAGTCAGGCGGATATTCAGGCCGAAGCCCTCAAGGGCAACTATGACAAAGCCCTGAAGATGTTTGAAGAAACACAGACGGCGAAGCTCACAGAGCTATCAACAGCCAAAGAGCAGGCAGAGAAGACCATTGAGAAGCTGTTGATTGATAACGGCCTATCTGCTGCGCTGGATGGCGTAAAGATTATGCCGGATGCCAAAGAAGCGGCGACCGCATTGTTTAGGTCACGCGCAAAGCTCGACGGTGAACAGGCGTTGATCGATGGCAAGCCATTATCAGAAGCAATCACAGAATGGGCCGCAACGGATCAAGGCAAGTTCTTTATTCAGGCGGCTAATAACTCAGGCGGCGGCGCTCAGGGTTCCACCTCCACTACAGCCAAGGGCAAAGCAAGAGGCGAAATGACCCCTCAAGATAAAGCTAAATTTATCAATGAGAACAGCAAAAACTCCTTTTTTAAACTTCCAGCATAGGACTATAAATCATGGCTTTACAAATTTTCCAAGACGAGTTCCACGGCGGTTTCACTGAAACAGTGATGCAGCAAGTAGACAAATTCAACGCCGCGTCAAACGGCACAATTCTATTAAATACCGACATGGCGCAGGGCCAGTTCAGTAAAGAGACTTTCTTCGCTGAAGTTGCGGGCGCTATTTCTCGCCTTGATCCTGGTGCTGGAGGTAACGCTACAGACCTAGACTTGTCGGACGCAGAAAATGCAAGCGTTAAACTTAATCGTATGATTGGCCCGTTTACTAAGTTCCGCAACGAATGGCCCGCGCAGGGCCGCGACCCTTCCTTGTTTAGCCTTGGTATGGGCCAGCACATCGGTAAAGCAGCGGTTCAAGACCAGCTAAATACCATCACTCACCGTCTTTGCGCTGCCCTTTGCGG